ATGGACCTAAGTACATTCGACGCACAAAGTGTGCCAGAAGATAAAGCCTTTAGCTTGCTGCCAGCAGACTGGTACAGGTGCGTTATTACTGGAAGCGAAGAGCGACCAACTAAAGCTAACCTAGCAAACCCAGATGATGATTCATCATATCTAAACTTAACATTTCAAGTTTTAGAGGGTGATTACACAGGCAGACTTGTCTGGGATCTTTTGAATTTAAAAAACAATAACCCGACAGCGGTGCAGATTGCTCAAGGAACACTGTCGTCGATCTGTAAGTCAGTTGGGATTAACAACCCACAGAACAGCTCAGACCTGCACGATAAGCCATTGCTGGTTAAGATTGGAGTTGACCCAGAGCAAAATGGTTACCCGGCGAAAAACAGGCCAATGGGCTATAAGGCGGCTGGCGGTGCATCAGCAGCTCCTGCTGTTACGGGCACAGCATCCAATGGCGCTGCCTCACCGCCTTGGGCAAAGAAGTAGTTCTATTGAGGGATGGGGCGGCAAGTCTGCCCCATTTTATGAATAGAAGGAGAGCCAGATGAACTTAGAGCAATACGCAACGCCAGCCACGATTGATGCAATTTACCATCACTACAAGGTTAAGCGCAAAAATGAGCATCGACCTCACCTTGGCGGCAGTCAGATTGGCAACGAGTGCAGTCGCGCTCTCTGGTATCAGTTTCGCCATGCTTGGTCGCCCACCTTCGATGGTCGTATGTTGCGCCTATTTGAGACAGGTGACCGGGAGGAAGATAGGATTGTGGCCAACCTACGGGCTGTTGGAGTGACGGTCTGGGAGCGAGATCCAGAGACTGGCAAGCAGATTAGGTTTACCGAATGCGGTGGCCACTTCGCACTGAGCCTAGACGGCGTTGGTGAGGGCTTTGCCGAAAGCAAGCAGCCACATACCTTAGAGTTCAAGACAATGAACGATAAGAACTTTAAGTCCATGAAGAACTTGGGGTGCAAGAAATCCAAGCCAGTGTATTGGGCCCAGTGCCAGATCGGTATGCATTTGGGCGATATAGACAGGTGCTACTTCTTTGCTGTGAACAAGAACACAGATGAGATGTACGGCGAGAGAATTAAGCGCGACAGGGCTGTGGGTGGTTTGCTTGTTAGCAAGGCCAAGAACATTGTGTTTGCCGCCACGCCACCGTCCAAGTTGCACGAAGATCCAAGCAACTGGCAGTGCAAGTTCTGCAGCTACTGGGCTGTGTGTCACGGTTGCAAGATTCCAGAGGTAAGCTGCAGAACCTGCAGCCATGTAACGCCAGAGCAGGATGGAACGTGGAGCTGCGCGAAGGGCAAGCCTGCCGTCACCTGTAGCGAGCACCTCTACATCCCACAGGTTATGCCAAAAGATTTTGTAGTGGTCGATGCCGGGGATGACTTTGTTGAATACGAGGATCAAGATACTGGCGAGATCATTCGTAACAAGAACAACAGCCAAGCTATTTTTGATGGGAGGATGAAACATGGATAAACACGAACAGATGGAAATACTGATGAACAACATATTGGAGGTGATGCCAGATGAAATAAGTGATGAAGGTTTGGTGTGTATCATCTTGAATTTGGTGACAGTGTATTCTCGCTATGCAAATTGGCCCCAGATACAAAATGATGTTTCTATTAATATTTTAGATGTGGTGAGCGAAAATCGTAATGTAAAAATTGCAGTCCAAGACGCTGATAATTTTTTGGAGAAAATTCGTAATGACGTTTAGGCCAACATACGAAACCTCTGAGGATTTGGATAAAGAGACATTGGCGATAAAGAAATTTATTGCAAGTTTTGGGGGCGCTGTAGATTTTGCAAAATTGCCCATACAGTACAAGATGGATTTTTGTTTGATTGACAACAAAACAGTCTGCACTTTTGTAGAAGTTAAATGCAGAACAAATAAAAAAACTGCATATCCCACATACATTATTTCCATGTCTAAGGTTGTTGCCGCAAAATCTTACAGTGACATTGGGATTAACTGCATACTTTTAGTGCAATGGACTGATCAAATGGGATGGGTTGATATGTCTAATAATGAATGGGACGCCAAAATTGGTGGCCGAAAAGACAGGGGCGATTGGCAGGACATAGAGCCTGTAATCCACATACCAATTTCTGAATTTAATATTGTAGGTGAAGCATGACGTTTAAACTTAGAGACTACCAGAAGGAAGCTGTCGATGGGCTGTACAATTACTGGGCTGGCAAGGCTGGTGATAACCCACTGATTGTTGCGCCGACAGGATCTGGAAAGACGGCGATCATCGCGCAGATAATTAAGGATGCCATGTCATTTCCCGGTACACGGGTTCTAGTTGTTACGCACGTTAAGGAGCTGCTAGAGCAGGGCGCAGATGGATTGCTGAAGTTGTACCCAGATGCTGATTTTGGAATGTACAGCGCAGGCTTAAAGCAAAAGGTATTAGATCGACCAATCACCTTTGCAGGCATCCAGAGCGTCTGGCAACGTGCCTTTGACATAGTTCCAGCCCCAGACTTGGTGGTGATTGATGAGGCGCACCTCCTACCCAAAAATACTGAGACTAGATACAATCGTTTTATTGCTGATCTGAAGACCTGCAATCCAATGGTTAAAGTTGTGGGACTTACGGCCACGCCATACAGGCTGGACAGTGGATACTTGCACAAGGGAGATGGCGCTATCTTTGACGGGATTGCCCACGACATCCCAGTTACAATGCTTATGGATCAGGGCTACCTCTCGCCAGTCATCAGCAAGGGCGGTATTAATCAGATCGACCTAACCAACGTCAAAAAGCGTGGCGGTGAGTTTGTGGAAAGCGATCTTGCCACGGCGGCATCTGACCCAGAGTTAGTGCGGAAGACGGTTGCTGAGATTGTGGAACTGAGCGTGGATCGCAAAAGCTGGCTGGTGTTTAGCTCTGGGGTCAATCACGCCTATATGCTGAAGGCTGAATTCGAGACACACGACATTGACGTGGGTGTGGTTACTGGATCTGACAGCAGCGCAGTTAGAGAGAAGACGATTTCTGACTTTAAGAGCGGCGAGCTTAAATGCCTGATTAATGTGAACGTGCTGACTACTGGGTTCGATCACCCAGAGGTGGATCTTGTGGCATTAATTAGAGCTACAGCGTCTACTGGATTATATGTTCAGATGGTGGGCCGTGGGACGCGAATTGCTGATGGCAAAGAAGACTGCCTAATATTAGACTTCGGCGCTAATGTTGAGCGTCACGGCTTCATCGACAAAGTAAAGCCGAAGGACAAAAGTTTAAAAACAGAGGAAGGCGAGGCTCCCGTTAAGACGTGCGAGAAGTGCCAGACGATGTGCCACGCGGCCTGCCTGCAATGCCCTGAGTGCGGCCATGAGTTTCCACCCCCAGCACTTAACCACAACGCGAACAGCTATTCTGGGGCCATGCTATCGTCTCAGGTGGTTGCGGAGTGGTATTACGTCGATAGTGTCGCGTATGCGCGGCACAAAAAAGAGGGCAAGCCTGACAGTTTAAAGGTCACTTACTACGCTGGGCTGATGAGCGTGAGCGAGTGGCTATGCCCAGACCACGGTGGCTACGCGGCCAGTCGATACACAGCTCGCAAATCGTTACTTAATTCTGACGCTGACAGCACAGATGATGCCCTGAACGATTGCCATTTCTGGAATGAACCTAGCCGCATTAAGGTGAAGCCGTCAGGACATGACCCACGATATCAAGAAATCGTGCAGTTTGATTATACGCAAGTGGAGAGAAATAATGAGACGAAGACGAAAAACTTCGGCAGTTACGCTGATCTCAGCCTCGAAGACATCCCCTTCTGAGCATGACGAGCAAGTTGGTTTTATCAACTGGTTTCGAGCTCAATATCCACGGGTGTTAATATTTGCGATACCCAACGGTGAGAAGCGAGCAATCACTGTTGCCAAGCGATTAAAGGCTGAAGGAGTAGTTCGAGGTATTCCAGATCTGTTTATACCTCAGTGGAATATATGGGTCGAAATGAAGCGCGTAACTGGTGGGCGACTTTCCCCCGATCAAAAAGGAATGATCACTTACCTTGAAGGAATTGGTCATACGGTTATCATTGGCAAAGGTGCAGGTGATGCATCAAAACAAATATTAGAAAAAACAGGAGAAAAAAAATGAAACGCTGGACAGCAAAAGAAATGACGCAAGTTTTAAAGTATAAGGCTGACGGATTAAGCAGCAAAGAGATTGCCAAGAAAATCGGACGGACACAGACATCTGTGCAAGTTAAGCTATCTAATTTAAAGAAAGCTAATAAAAAGCCAGTGGCAAAAGCAGTTAAGCGCAAGGCGCATATCCCAATTTCTTTTCCAACTGAGGCTGACGCAAAGCCGTTTTTCTCAGATAGAAAGATATCTAAGAGATATATTGTTTTATCTGCGGCTACAGTGGCCCTGATAGCGGCTGTCATCATTGAAAGCCTAATGTGATGTTTGACGATACATTGACAGCCTTTCAGGCGTCACAGCTACAGTTCCTGCGCTCTGAGGTTGATCGAGCGCAGGACGATAAGTTCCGCAGGGATGCTGACAGCAATGCGGAGGTCAGGCTGTTTCGCGCTCAGACAGAGCTAAAAGACTTTATTAAGAATTTAAGGGCGGCAGGAAAGAATATTTAAAAAAATCCTTTTTGCCTCTTGTAATACATTATCTAGCGTACTAGATGAAGTATATAGAGTTTAGAAAGGATTTTTTAAAATGCAAAGCCAATTACCAGAGTATGTTACAGGAACTGGAACTTATAACCGTTACGTTAATGCAAAGGGTTCTGACGTTTCATCACGTTTTCATTTTGAGCGTGTAAAGGATGCAGATGGCGAGTGGAATTATGATGCTCCATGCTGGGATATTCGTTATACAAATAATGGTTCTGATTATACTTATGTGGGTTGCGTAACAGCGTTTCCAAAAGATGGAGTTCAAGCAACTATCAAGGGTTGTGATACAGTTAAAGGTTCTGATCCTTTTGCAGTTTTCGAGGCGGCGGTTAAAGCTACCCCAGAAGATTATGATGCAGTGCTTGAAGATACTCTTCAGAAAGAAGAGATCGAAGCGATGTTATTACCTAATCCATTTACACATTAATTTTGCACTGATGATGGTGGGGGTTGCTCCCCCACCGAAACCCTACGGTCTGCAATAGCAATCATTTAGAAAGGATGATAAATTGATAGTAGAAGTTAAAATGACAGTAGAACTTGATGAGCCAAAGTTTGTTCCTAATCATTTTTTACACGAAGAGAGCGATGCTCAAGACGAATTGAAGTGGAGCCAGAAAAATCTTGCAATCATTAACGCTGTTAAAAAGCAGTTGTTTGACGATGAGGAAGCTGGGCCAGAAGGGTTCCAATCAAATTTCCTTGTAGACAATGATGTTGGAACTCAGTCTTACGCAATCAATCACAGCCACCCTTACGGACAATAATTAAAGTGGGGGCCATGCGCCCCCATTACCCATTTAGAAAGGACTACCCTATGACCAATGAAAAGCATTTAGACCAGTATCTAGTGACCTCTAGCGGCACGGTTGAGATACGCGACATGGGCATTAAGAGTCACTTTGATGACTTGCCTGTGGGCGAGGATATGCCCACCACGATTGAGGACGCCGCTAAGATGGCCTATGGTCAGTGCGCTGACGACACCAGCATTCGCGTCTTGCGCCTCAACTACGCCGAACTCACTTTTACGGACGTTACAGACGAGGTAGCGCAGTTTGTGGTGTACAACCTACT